CAACGATACGAATGCCATGAAGTCTATGGGTATGCTTCCGGAAGGTGCGGTGGTTAACCACTTCCTCACCGACACGGACGCCTACTTCATCAAAACTGACGCGCCGAATGGTTTCAAGTACTTCAATCGTTCGCCCATCAAGACGGCGATGGAAGGTGACTTCGACACCGGCAACATGCGGTTTAAGGCCCGTGAGCGTTACAGCTTCGGCGTCTCGGACTGGCGTTCGGTCTTCGGTACTGCTGGCGCTGCGTAATTGCAGAGCCTGTAGGCTTTTGGAAGGGCGGCCTTGTGCCGCCCTTTCTTTTTTTGTAAGATGAGTCTCACCTGACAACCGGATAAACGGTTGACACTAGCCCAGACAGGAGAATGACATGGCTAACACGACCTTCACTGGTCCGGTCCGTTCTGAGAACGGCTTCAAGGACATCACCAAAAACGCTTCTACCGGCGCTGTTACCGAGAACATCTCGATTACCCATGACGGCACGAACAGCGTTGTCATCATCAGCGACCTCCCGACCTCTGATCCGTCTGTTGCGGGCCAGCTTTGGAGCAATAGCGGCGTAATTAACGTCTCTGCTGGTTAAGATAGGGGTCCCTATTATGTCTGGCTCTGACGTAAACGCAAAGCGTCTGACGGCCACCGGCTCTGCTGGTGTGGGTCCGGCGCGTATCCGTCAGATACAGGTTCTGACCACGACCGGTACGCCGCGGTTGACCATTACCGATGGTAATGGCGGCTCTACCGTACTGGATCTGGATTTTCTTGCATCTGACTCGCACTCAGTCAACATTCCGGCAGAAGGCATCCGAGTGAGCGATATCTATATCTCCACTTTGACTGCCGTAACCGCCGTGACTGTGTTCTATAACTAAAGGACGCTCAGATGGCTCGTGAAGTTAGCTCAATAACGCGGGTTGGCACTAGCGAGCCATTCGAACTCCAAGTTTCTCGTGGACAAATCGCGTATCACGAATTTATTCACAAATTTGGGTATAACCCCAGTATTGGAGACGCAGCCGAGACAATTTGGTCTCAAGGCGGCCTTTATGTGTACCCCACTTCAGCCTCTACCATGTATATCTCTAGCAGTTCCGCAGCGGACACAGCGGCTGGAACCGGTGCTAGAACAGCCACTGTTTATGGCTTGGATGCTAATTTTGAACAGATAAATGTAACCGTTTCCTTAAACGGTCAAACCGGGGTCCAGTTAAACGGTGCTTTGAACTGGTATCGCGTCAATCGCATTGTTGTAAACACCGCAGGTTCTGGTGGAGCTAATGCGGGCGTTTTGTATGTGGGCACGGAGGCAACTCCTTCCGGCGGTGTTCCCACAAATAAATACGCCACCGTTGCTATCGGAGATAACCAGACACTCATGTGTCTTTGGACTGTTCCGGTAGGCTACACGGCCTATCTTCACCAAAAAGATGTTTCAGCTTCTTCTTCTGCGGGCAAATTTGCTATTTTTACGTTGGTCTCACGACCGAATGGCGGGGTCTTCAATATTATAGACCGGGTAACTTTAGCCAATAACTCAACCAGCATTCCGTACTGGAACCCGATTGTTCTTACAGAGAAAACAGATGTCGAAGTTCGTGCAATAGCTGACTCCGTGGGGGGAACAATTACTGCCTCTGCTACTCTTGATATCACTTATATTAAGAACGGGGATACGCTGTAATGCCTACTACGAAAGACGTTAAGCGTCTCCCTTCTGGAAGGATAAAGTATCGCGATGAGACGTTTGCAGGTTTCAACAAGCCAAAACGGACACCGGGTAAAGCCAAAAAAAGCGCGGTACTCGCTAAAAAAGGCGATCAGATTAGACTTGTCAGATTTGGCGACCCGAATATGTCAATTAAGAAAGATCAGCCCGGGCGGCGTAAAAATTTTAGGGCGCGGCACTCGTGTGACACCGCAGGCGATAAGTTCTCCGCAAGATATTGGTCTTGTAAGGCTTGGTGAGGTCGAGATGCGCGTTGAAGAAGTTCTCAGCAAGCTTGAAAAGCATGAAGCGGAATGTAACCTTCGGTACACTCGTATTGAGGAACGCTTAGACGATCACAAAAACAACCTGAAAAGCTTAGATATCAAACTTTGGGGGTTGGCCGTATTGATCGTTGCTTCCCCCTTGGTTCATAAATTGTGGGGCTAGGATGGGATCCCGCGTAAAAACCGGTCCTAAGTCCTCTCCTTGCGGTGTTACTTATTATCGTAAAGGTGGGGCTGTTAGGAGAAAGTCAAAGGGCAGCAAAATATGCCCCGAAGGCAAGGCTTGGGCTGAAAGGACTTTTGACACATACCCAAGCGCATATGCTAACCTTGCCGCATCTAAATACTGTAAGGACCCTAACTACGCCAAATCATCTAAGGGCGGCAAAAGGAAGGGTCGATAATGTCTTTAAAGGAATGGCTAGATGAAGATTGGGTCAGAATTGATAGCCGCGGTAACATCGCAGGTCCGTGCGGCACTTCTAAAAATAAAAAGCGCCCTGACCGTTGCCTACCAAGGAATAAGGCAGAAAGTCTCAGCGTTTCTGAAAGAGCTGCGACTGCGGCTAAAAAGAAGCGCGGCGGCGCTTCTGGGAAAAAGGTAGTACCTAATACCTCCAAAGCAAAAGTGCGCAGGATGGCCGATGGTGGGGTCGTGGCTCGTGGCTGCGGCGAGATCATGTCAAACCGGCGCAAACGCACGAAAGGCGCCGTAACTAAGCTATGAGGCTTGAGTTTTTTGGGGACCCGGTCGAGAGGAAGATCGCGGAAGAGATAATTGCGTGGTCCCGGGAGGTCCTTGAGGTCCCCAGCCCGCATTTTTCCGGGATGCCCCCATGTCCTTATGCCCGCCAAGCATGGCTAGACGACCGGGTAATCATACTTTTTAAGGCAGGTAGCGATATGCAGACGCTGTACTCGACAATATCGCAGTTCGAGGACACCGTTGATGTTGTGATCATTGTAGACACTCATCCGGAGCCCGATCCGGAAGGGTTTCACGAGTACTTAGACGGCTTGAACGATGCCATATCGGATGGTTTTTTCATAGACCGCGACATATGGCTTATGGGTTTTCACCCGGACGATGATCCCAGCGATTTCGTGGAAGACGTTAACTTCGAACCAGTGTCCGATATTCGGTATTCCATGATTTTTGTCCAGAGACTGTCCAAACTGCAAGAATCCGCGGACAAGTTGCGCAAAAAAGGCTATTATGATAGCTATGGGGAGGAGTACAATGCCCAAGATATCTATCTTAGGCGTCAACTTTTTTACAACAGGCTGAAGGGTACCTGACATGGCTATGAAACCTCGTAAGATGCGCGGCGGCGGTATGGTTAAGAAGATGCGCGGCGGCGGCATGGTTAAAAAACCTGAAATGATGAAGAAAGGCGGCGTTAGCGTTGCTGACATCCGTCGCATGGCCAAAGATAAAGGCTATAAGCTGGTCAAGGAGTAATAAATGTCCTCGTCCGGTAGCAAAAATTTTGAGCTGGACGTCTCCGAGTACATCGAGGAGGCCTTCGAGCGGTGCGGCCTTGAAGTCCGGACGGGGTATGATCTCAAGACCGCGAAGAGGTCGCTTAATCTACTTCTCGCCGATTGGGCCAACCGCGGCTTGAACCAGTGGACCATTAAACAGCGCTCGGTAACTATGGTTACCGGGGACGGCGAGTATGATCTATCGGCAGACGTAATTGATGTTCTGTCGGTAATCGTCAGGCGCGATGGCACGGACTATTCCCTAGATCGTCTGAGCCGTTCGGACTACTTGGATATCCCGAATAAGACAACACAGGGGCGGCCTAATCAGTTCTTTCTTGATAGGCAAATAACCCCGAATCTGAAACTGTGGCCGGTGCCCGATAATAGCACTGATGTTGTGTATTACGATGCGCTGACACGTATGGACGACGCTGACAATTATGTAAACACCATGGATATGCCGTTCCGGTTTTACCCATGTCTGGCGGCCGGGCTTGCTTATTATATTTCATTGAAAAGGGCTCCGAACCGGGTTCAGCTCCTAAAATCTGTCTACGAGGAAGAGTTCGAGCGAGCGGCCATTGAAGATCGTGACCGGGCGTCATTCAACGTAGCGCCTAAATACGATTATTACGGGACGCGATGATGGCTAAGTTCGCTTCAGGCAAAGAATCATGGGCGATATGCGACCGGTCTGGCTTGCGGTATCCGTACCGCGTCATGAAGAAAGAGTGGAATGGCCTGCTGGTCGGGCCCGATCAGTATGAGCCGAAACATCCTCAGTTAGGTCCTTTTCGGAAGGTTTCCGACCCTGAAGCGCTGAGAAACGCTCGTCCTGACATTGTCGAGCCCATGGACGTATTTGTAGGGGTCCCGTTGGTAGAGGGCCCTAATTTACGGCCCTGTTCCGGTTTCGGCCAAGTCGGACAAGTAACGGTGAGCACGCCATGAGCTTTACATATGATCAGCTAAAAGATGCGATACAAGACTACACGGAGAACACGGAAACGTCTTTCGTAAACAATCTTCCCGTGTTTATTCGGCTCGCGGAAGAGCGCATCCTGAAGAATGTCCAACTTAGTCTTTTTCGGAAGAACGTCAGCGGAAATATGACCGCCTCTAATAAGTATCTGGCGGCTCCGACTGATTTCCTCGCGCCTTTTTCTCTTTCGTTTGTAGATTCGGAAGGCGATCACGTTTTTTTGGACTTCAAGGACGTGGATTTCATCCAGTCGTTCAACCCGGATGCGGCAACGACGGGAAACCCTCGGTATTACGCCGTTTTTGACATAGATTTTTTCATCCTCGGGCCGACGCCGGACAGCGCCTACACGACCGAACTGCACTATTTCTACCGTCCAGCCAGCCTCACCGCCGGTTCTGGTAGCGGAACGACATGGCTCAGTGAAAATGCCGAACTCACCCTCCTTTATGGCAGTCTTATCGAGGCTTACATTTATATGAAGGGGGAGCCGGATGTCATGGCTCAGTATGAAAAACGTTTTGTCGAAGCCATCTCGGCGCTCAAGATGTTCGGAGAAGCCAAAGAAGTAACTGACCAGTATCGCACTGGCATGGTTATCAGGCAGCAGCAATGAAGGTGAATCCCATAGATATGTCCTTCGGGGCAGATTTCGGCATTGAGGTTCGGACAACGACTAACCGCGGGTTTACCCCGGAGGAGATTGCGCAGCGGTGTGCAGACAAGATACTTGTTGTATCCGACACTGCTGACCCAGCGATACGAGATCAGGCGTATGCTTTCCGCAACAAACTTGTTAGACTGTTAGAGTTTTATATGCGTGATGCGATCCGGAGCGACCGGACCACGGTGTTCAATGCCCTGAATGACGCAGGGCACCCCGAACTGGCCGATTTAATCAGGAGGTTATGACATGGCGTTCAGTGGAAATTACATGTGCACCTCGTTCAAGAAAGAACTCTTGTTCGGGGCGCACGACTTTGCGAATGGTGCAGATACGATGAAGATGGCTTTGTATACGTCGTCCGCGACGCTGGATGCGTCCACGACGGCATATACCGCCAGTGATGAGGTTAGCGGCACCGGTTACTCTGCGACTGGTCAGGATCTGACTAATGTTGACCCGACGAGCAGCGGTACTACCGCTTTTACCGACTTCGCGGACGAAACTTGGTCTACCGCGACTATCACGGCGCGCGGCGCATTGATCTACAATTCGACGCCGAATACGACGTCCATTGCTCTGACCAACCCGTCTGTTGTTGTCCTTGACTTCGGTAGCGACAAGACGTCTACCGCTGGCGATTTCACGGTAATCTTCCCCTCCGCAGACGCAAGCAACGCGATCATCCGGATTGCGTAAATGACCGACGCGGTCGTCGCATTTCAAGGTTGGAACTCTTCCACCGTTGGATGGGGCGACGGTACATGGGGTGGAGACATTGCGCTTCCCGGGGCCGCAGGGAACGTTGGCGAAGCTACTGTAAATGCTGATGCCAGTGTTCCGGTTACTGGTTTAGTAGCAACAGGTAATGTTGGTTCCGTAACGGTAGTTGCGGAAGCTAATATTTATGTTACAGGCCTTTCAACAACAGGTACTGTTGGCTCTGTCACCGTAATAGCGGAAGCAAATATAACACCTACAGGCGTAGAAGCCACTGGTGCTCTAGGTACTGTTTCTGTCAGCGGTGCAGCCACCGTACAACCATCTGGATTGGAAGCCAACGGCGCGGTAGGCACTGTCACCGTCTTCGCGGCAGCAAACGCGCCTGTATCGGGCGTTGAGGCGACTAGCGCGGTAGGGTCTGTCACGGTCACAGGCACAGCAAATGTGCTTGTCACTGGTGTCGAGGCTACCGGGGTCACCGGTACAGTCTCCATTGCGGCTGATGCTAATGTTCCGGTCACCGGCCTAGGGGCGTTCGGGAATGTTGGCTCCGTAACAGTAACAGCCGACGCCAATGTTTACCCCTCCGGTATCTCTGCAACGGCCAATGTCGGGACGGTCACCGTCGATGCCGGAGCACTTATAGAAGTTTCCGGGGTAGAGGCGACGAGCGCGGTCGGTGTCGTCAGTACGATTTCTGACGCAAAAGTATATCCCATCGGCGTTTCTGCGTCTGGCTACGCGGGCAATGTTTTGGTTTGGTCAAATATTGTACCCAATCAAAATCCGGAGTATAGTGGAATAACC